AAAAAGAAAAGCCAGTCCTGAATCTTGATGATAAAGAGTACATTATCGAAGATATGACTGACGAACAGAAAATGATGGTAAATCACATTAACGATTTGCAAAACAAACAGAATACGAATCAGTTTATTGCTGACCAGCTTTCTGTTGGTAAAGAAGCATTCATTAATATGCTACGTTCATCTCTTGAACCTGAAGTAATTGAGGCTGAAATAGACGAATGATTGTTCGCCGATGCGCCCAGGATCACGATGTTGTTTTGCACTTAAACAACAAGCCAGGAATGACCAAGACCATTAAACTGGCTGACGGTTCCATGAGTTCACTCACATACCCAAGTGCTGCTAAAGATTATTTCTTATGGGTTGATGGAGAGATCACTAAGCGTAGTGATTCATTTAAAACGTGTGAAGAAGCATTTGTGGATGAGTGCGCTAAAAAGCATTCTGATGGTCATGGGCGCATTGATATTGTTAAACATAAATTAGTAAACAACAAGGTTGCAATGAGATGAATAATCCAATCGCCAAGTTTGTATCATGGCAACTCAAGACCGGGCAGCTTGATGGTTGGACTAGTTACCACATCGCAGCCGGTGCGTTCCTGTGCAAGATCTTCCAATGGCTCCACTGGAGCGATTTCTGGTGTGTTATGGGCGTTTTTATCATTGGAGTGGCATGGGAAGTCTTTGAATGGATCATTGAGAACTGGCGACCATATGGCACTAAGAAACACTGGGCATACAACACTGGTGCTGATCTACTCGTTGAAACGGGCATCGCATGGTGGATGGTGCTGTGAATGAGCAAAGCATTAAAAGATCCCAGCGCGCTGGAGATAACTCTCTCAGTGAAATTACTGGTGCAGCTAGTGTTCTTCGTGTTCACGATCACCGGGGCATGGTATGCTCTCAATGGTAAGATTGATACTAACTCGAATGATATTCGGCAGATTGAGAAATCTCTCGTGGAGTACGATAAAATGATGGAGGATCGCGTGTCAAGATTAGAAGGTTATAAAGAGCAAGAATTAGAAGCGGTGAATAAATCACTACTCAGCAAAGTGTTGGGTGGAAATGATTAATACGAGAAGAAATTGGTTAGTCAGACTACCCATTTGATGAAAATGTGCGAAATATACTACATTTTGTATGAAAAACACGGATTGAGCATGAAAAATAGTAATAAATCATCGGAATGAGAAGGATACTATCAATACTGTTCTATCACATCGGTCATACCGCAGACAGACTGCTCTGGTTTAATAGTCCAACTTATGAATGGGTTGAAGATAGTCTCGGAAACTTATATCAATGGGCTATGTGGCAGTCGGTACAGTTTGATGATTATTATGAAGTGTGGATTTAAATCACTAAAAATTATGTTATTCGAATGAAATGCCAAGCAATGATCTCCAACGAATCGCAGAAGAGCTTTTTGGTAAAGTGGCGTGGCTTGCAGTGGGCTACCTTGCAGTCAGCATTTTCAAAGGCCTCATACTCAACGTATACGAAGGACTTATGGTATTCATTGGGAATGATTTTAACGCCGATGACATTGTCTATCTTGGCCCGGAAGAGCGACCAGCTCGCATTGTGCGCATGGGAATTCGCAAGACGGTGTTTTACATGAAAGACCATGAAGGTAAATGGAATATCAAGATGGCCGTACCCAACGAATCTTTAAAGCAAATGGTAATCAAGAAATCTCTACCCAAGAACGGTGGCAGATTTCATTCAATGACAGGAGCAGATAATATCAATGGACACACTGAAGATAGCAGCGATTAACTTTAGTAACTACGCACTACACATAGGTGACGTGAACAACATGCTCCAGATCGTTGTGGCGTGTTTATCAATCTTTTTATTAATAAGAAAAATAAGGAATAAGTAAAATGGATTTCAAATCAATGCTTATGGAAATGGCTGAAGATCAAGCCGAAAAAATGCAAGCAGAAGCTATGAATCACATTGACTCAGATGAGTTTAGTGTGATGCTGGCCACAAAGATCAATGAAAGAGTTAATCTTCCATGGATAAACGAAGAAAAAGAACAAGAGTTATTTGAGAAAGTAACTGATGTAGTATGCGATATGCTGGTGGGCTTCTTTAAAAAGTAATGATTGACAAGAAACAGATGCGCAGCATCATTAATGATGTGTTACAGAAGCTTGGTGACAAGTACGCTGCACCGGAAGCTATTGACCTGGTGTATAATACTGGTTTAGTGGAATCCAAGTATGTGTATCTGATGCAGAAAGGTGGTAATAATATCGCCAGAGGCCTTTTCCAGTGTGAACCATGGGTAGCTATATCACTCTGCAAAGATTATCTCCAGTATCGCCAGGCATTAATGAAAAAGGTTGCGGAGATCTGTCATTTGGATTGGAGTTATTTCAATGATCCAGACGAAGACAAATGGCGCTCTGTACTCACTACAAATATTATTGCGCAGATTGTGGTATGCCGTTTGCATTATTGGAGAGTACCAAAAAAGTTACCACGAACCTTGGAAGACATGGCGCACTTCTGGAAAGACTTTTATAACACTGCCAAAGGTTCCGGGACCCCGGCTCACTTTGCAGAAATCGTATCCAAGTATGGGTGATGCAGAGAAAATTGACCGACTGATAACTGTGATGCAAGAATTACAAGAACTCGTAAATCAGATTGATGATAATCGTGCTGACCCGGACATGATTATTGGAGTAATGATTGCATTGATTATTACCACTCCTATTCCAGATGTAACCATTCTACCTAATTATAGAGGCATAGCACAAGCATGAGTTACCAAACAGCATTTTGCAATAATACAACTGACCTCCAGGCGGTGGTTAGTGATATAGATAAATTCGATAGAAAGAATGTACTTCCATCCAATTGGGTGGCTTCCGGCACATCCAACCTTTATTACTTACACAATGCCGGAGCTGTAGATCAGCTTTATATGGATGGCGCAGAGCAAACCAAAGTGACTGACACACCCAACGCTATGGGCGAATACGAATACCAAAGCAGTGCGGATCGCTTGGATGTCTATATTGGTGGTTCTAGCACTTCAGATATGAATTCAAGAGTGTTTGAATCCGGGCAAGATTGGGATGGGCTTAAGACTACAGTATGCAAGGAACAGGCAGACCGTATGCGCAGCTACCTGGATCGACCGATCTACAAACGCGGGAATGCGAACTACCAAGGTGCATCTGATAGAGATTATGATTTCATAGTGGTTCGTATTAATTCCATACTCGCCTGTGCAGATTTAATCCGAAGTTACGATCCAGAGCGTGCTGAAATAATTGAAGAGATGGCTTTGGGTGAAGATGGGATGCTCACCAAGTTAAAGAGGCGTGAGTATGTAATGTGGAACGAAACCAGTTTTCGTAGTGAATCTGGTATTATTTCAGAGATATCCATCAATGCATCCAGCACTGGTTACATCGAAGATGTGAAGATGCATGGACCACCCGCTACGGATTATGATGAAGTGAGAGTAGTTATCTCCACTGCGGGCACATTTGCTCCTGGTACAACCAGTGGAGTGAAGTACGATGTGTACACTAAGAATGATAACGGCTTACGGATGCAGAAGGTGGTAGATGGTGAAACTGTGAATGGTGACTATCAATCTTTAGCTTATGGAGCAATGGTGAGATTTCAGGCTGGTGTTTATACAATTTCAGACGAATGGTCTGTGACCTTTCAAAGTGACGGCATACCGATCGGCAGTGTGAAGTCGGGACAGATTTATCGCTAATGTCATCGAAAGGACGATAAGTAGATGGCAATCACATATGAGAATGTCATCTTTGACAGAGTTATTGACAGCTTACATACTATCATTGCGGATGAGTTTTCAATTCCGGTATTGTATGATCAGTTTGCAGAACGTGGGAATCAGAGCTTTTTAATAACGCCAGTTAGTGATGAGTATGAAGAAGAAATTAATATCGGTCAAGTAAGAAACTACACTGTGAATGTGAACTACCAGATTGATTTTGCCGGTAATTACACTAAGAACAGTTTAAAACAAGTGGCAATGGTAGCCGAAAGAATGAAAAGATTAATATACAACAATAGAAATTATTCAGTAAGCGGGACTAGGCAGTTTTATAATGCTGTCGTAGAAAACATTGAGTATGTCCGCAATGAAGATAACCCAGACCTACTTGGTGTAGATATGGTAACTACAGTATCAGCAATGGAGATTGTATCGTGAAATACAAAGCAAAAGAAAGTTACAAGAAATTATCTGATGATAAGAATTATTATGCACACGGTGATTCAGATAAACACAATCGCTTAATGGCTGGACAAGTAATAAAGATTACTGAAGTTCCCAAAGAATTAAAATCGCACTTAGAAAGTGCAGAATCAAAAAAGGAAAGTAAATAATGGCTACAAATTTTCAACCTAGAAATGGGATCGAGGTCGGTATTGGTAATGGTTCAAAGGCACTTGGTACTTTACATGCCGCTGGTGACACATGGAATTTTTTACAAGTTATGGATTATAGTATACAAGCTGCATCAGCACCACTTGATATTGCACCAAATAAGTCTGGCTTACTTGGTCAGTTAGAAAGCCAAGGACACCATCGCCCAGATACGCAAATGTATGAAGTGACACTCACTATGCGCGGTACGCCCACTGCGGTATTAAAATCATGTTTAGCATTATTTGGTGCTGGCTCCAGTGAAGCATCATTGACACCAGCAGCTAATACAAATGATAATAGTTCTACTAAAATGTCTCATGGTGGCACTAATGTGAATGCAGTAACATTGTTGTTCGAAAATGCTGGTGCAGATTCGGCTGCTCTTGATGTATCCATGGTTGGGTGTTTCGCAACGTCCATGACGATGCGCCAGGATGTAGGAACTAATGGTGGTGAGATGGTAGTGGAAACTACGTTTGTCACTGGTTATCGTCCGGTACAAAGTGCGTATGCCGCTCCAACCTCTAAAGTTTTAGATACTGACACGCCCAAAAATATCTTTAGTGTATCAACAAGCACGCTTGGCGGTGAGGCGTTGATATTGAATTCGTGGGATATCACTATTTCAAGGCCATTAGCTCGTATCGGCTTTCAAGACACTTCTAACTATTATCCATATGGCTATGCACAGACAGGACCATATGAAGTTACTGGTAATTTAGTCGCTAAACGTGATGACGAAGTACATGATCTTGATGCTAGTATTGCTGGTAACTCTACCGGTATTGTTCTTGCTCTAGCAGAGTCAAGCGGATTTACAATCGATTGTCAGGATGTGATGATTGATGATTCTAAACCAGAAATGGGTGATTATTTATTACAAAGCATTCCATTTCGAGCATTTGCAGCAAATGAAACTGCGGAAATAATTGGTATCACCATAGCGTAGGACTGCTCATTTTAATGCGAGTAGGATATGAAAGTCAAAACAGACCATGGCACATTTGATGTCACGGATATTACATTTAAGGCGAGACGAGATCTCCACAAACTTGAAGTCAGAGCAGTAGGAGCTGATGGTGCGATAGACACACCACGATTCTTTGATGTTCTGGATTGGGTATTGAACTATGGTTTCTCTGATCCCGAAGCAGAGCTTGGCAAGTTGGACGATAATGCGATTGATGAAGTATTGATGCAAACGTACAACGAGTACAAAGAACCATCTAAAAAAAAGTAATCAAACACCGGATTGCCACATGGATGTTCTCCAAAGCACAACCATCCCGCAATCTGGTGTTCCCATACAAGGCAAAATCGCCTACATTAAAGAAAACCATCACATACACTGAAGATGAGTTATGGAATGAAGTGGATCGCATCCTGGATGAAGATAAAGAGCGCAAATTCACACCAGGAACGAATCTTTATTA